ACCCCCACGCTTGTGGAGAAGCACCCGGACGATGCCCGGTTCTCCACGCAGCGAGTCCCCTATTGTAGATGGTCTTCACTGTCTTTAGAGGAATCTTAGTAGCCTTAGCAATTTCAGGGAGGGATTTAGCTCCCGGATACATCTTCCTAAATTTCTGGGTGTAGGAGGAAGTCTTAGTTTTTTGTCCATTGTCCGTCTTGAATTCTTTATAGTCCCGTTTGAGCATCTTCTTGTATCGTGTCTCAACTCCCACGAGAGTAGTGAGTCCCCTGAAATATTTGAGCGGAGCATAGATTTTACCTTGTGTTTTACGCAGTTGTCCAACTTTCTTGGTAATTTCAGCATCAGTGAGAGGCATCTTACTTATTATTTAGATATTTTTTAAATAAACTTGAAAGCTAATGTTAATCTTGGGTGACTCTTAAAACTGGTCGCACGATGTAGTAACCTACCGTTAAACATGGTTAGTCTACCAGGTTTAGAAACAATTCCCCTTATTTCTTCGTCAATAAAAAATTGAGTTTCTCCACCTTCATTTAAATCTAATAATGGGTTCAGATAATAAAGACATGTAATAGTATTGTCCCCATCGGTATGAAAAGATGGTTGTTCATTCGGTATGAATAAATTCAAATACACCCTGTAAAGTCTCATCTTTTTTAGAAAATCATTCTTTTCATAAATTTTATTAAGAAGGTTCTTTAACATACTGTTAAGATATGGATCTACCATATCATCTGAGTTCATGGTGTTAGTAAAATCACACACAACACCCGTAGGTTCTAGATATGGAAGATCCCTTTCTCCATATCTAAAATGACTGTTACATAATAGCGTAGTTCTATATTTTTCATTTTCTTCCTGAGTTATAAGATTATCATACACAGTGATTTCTTCCATTAAATAGAAAACCTATTATTACTTTAAATACTTTATAGCCACCTCAATACTTGGAAATACATGTGGACCAAATTTCACACTTCCCGTTTTGGGGTCATAATACCCCTTGTGTCCATCGAAGAATGCCCTGTGAAAAGTATTCATATAAAAAGATATACTATTATATTAATCAGTAGAATGAGTCTTTCAATTATTATGGGAAATATGTTTTCAGGTAAAACTTCAGAACTTATTAGACGACTTAAGCGTCTAAAAGTTATTGGTAAGAATATCCTTGTTGTCAATTCAGCTAAAGATACTAGATCCCCAGATGAAGTTTTGAAGACACACGACAATGTAAAGTTCAATTGTCACAAAGTGTTTGATCCTTTTGAAATTATTAATACTGATGAATTTGACAAGGCTGATATAATTGCTATTGATGAAGGACAATTCTTCCCTAGACTCAAGAAGTTTGTGGAGTGTTGTCTACACGTAAACAAGTATGTGATATTAGCTGGTCTCGATGCCGATTCTTTCCAGAGAAAGTGGGGTGAAATCCTTGATTGTATTCCATTGGCATGTGAAGTAACGAAACTTTCCGCCCTCTGTATGAGATGTAACGATGGAAACCCTGGTCCGTTCACGAAGAGGATTGTGGACAACAGAGAGCTTGAACTTATAGGTGGAAGTGACATGTATGAAGCAGTGTGTCGTAAACACCTCTAGAAGCGTTTCACATCTAATATGAGGACGACGCGTCTCTGTGTACCATTTTTAACAACACTATGTATTCTTGCGTGATCAAACAAGAAATCTTCACCCTCCTTGTGTTCGTGTACCCCCCTCCCAGTATAGAGTGTGCAATCCCCACCACTCTCTATAGTGAGATGATAACGAAGTAAGAGATTAGTTTCGGCGCGGTGGGGTGTTATGGACATTGGTGTATCCATGACTGCAAATAGTGCAGTCTCTTTGTCAATACATGCTATCTGATCAATGAGACTTTTCAGAAGAGGGAAGTCCTCCACCTTGTAAAAGTAGTAATTTGGGTTTTCATCAAACCATGGATCCAATTCATGAAAGAGATATTTCTTAGCACCCTCTGAAACTTCGTCAAACTCTTTACGAATTTTATCGTAGTGTAACTTCACAAGCCACAGACCAGGATAATTCTTTGTTGAATATTCATACCCCCAATCTATCATATCTATGAGGGTGTTCCTTATTCCTATCAAGGGTCTCAGGGGGTTTTGGAAGTATAACCTATCTATTGGGGACTTCATGTAATCGTTAAGTACTAAAAAAAACGGTACCAATAGGAGCCGCCACATTAATTTCTCAGTATAAAATAAAAATGCCAGGTTACGGCGGAAAGATGGAAAAATATGCTCCCAGTAAAACTGAAGATGTTCAGACCGTTGAACACCGCTTTGTCTTGCCTACGTTCCCCAGGTTTACCATTGTCCAGATGACCCTCATTGGTCTCCTATTGGTATATGCTTGGACGAGCCGTAAAATGAACCGTGCGGCTGTGTCTACCGTGGCTCTCGGTATCGGTCTTCTCCATATGTATGATCACATCTACCGTGTGAAGCGTGGTGATGAGCGTCTGTTCTTCTTCCCAGAAGCTAAGAAGGAGGGGTACTGTGGTGCGTGCCGTAAGTAAACATAACGTATAAATAATTCTCTCTACTTATATTTTATTTCTCATGAAATATAAGAGATATGCAGGTCAAAGTCATCAAAAGTCCTAATCGCAAAAAAAAATTTAGAGCCATCCTCGAAGATGGTAGAACTGTTGACTTTGGTGCAAGTGGATATTCGGATTACACCAAACATAAAACACCCTCACGAATGCGTTCCTATGTTCTCAGACATGGAGGGAGAATACCAAAGACTGTTATTGCAGAGAGAGATCCTAAAAAGATCCAAGAGAAGATGTTGAAGATAGATTACAGCTTCTCTGAGAATTGGGGGATTAGTGGTATTGATGGTGCGGGTTTTTGGTCACGGTGGTACTTATGGAGTTATCCTAACTTCGAGGGTGTCAAGAAGTTTATGTCAAAGAGGTTTGGGATTAAAATTGTAAACTAATACTAATGATTGGCCTAGTGATTATCCCGATTGTATTTTTGATATTTTATCTTTTATCCAAGTACAAGTCTGAAATCAAGATAGATTCAGAAAAAAACAAAACCCCTCCAATAGATCCAAGTGCCCCAGGTGTTCACTACTATGAGGAATGCGACTACGGGGGTGAACACAAACACACCGATGAGGCTCCTTCAAATGTAACAGATAGCTTCAAATCTGTCCGTGTTATTGATGATTTTGACGTGAGAGCCTATAACACAGATGATGTTGAAGTATTTTTAAGGGGACCAACCACCATAAAGTGTACACCATTTAAAAGTATGGATATCACAAATTAGGTTACAAGACCACGTCTTTTGAGATTGGCTTGGAGATTAACCATAAGTCTAGCACGTGCATTTTTAGCAGGTGGTGGTGGTGGTGCGGGAATCACACGCGTTGGCGGGGGTGCAACAGCACGGGTTGGTCGCGGAGTTCGTGGAGCATTAGGTTCCGCCTCTTTTAGGACCATCTTACAAACCTTGATAAACTTCTTCGCATCTCTAGCTTGATTATCTAATGTCGGGTGAGACTTCTTCTTCTTCCTTTCAAGTTTAGCTTGAAGTTCCTTCTTGGTGAGTTTGATCCTTTTACCTTTGACATCTTTGGTCACCCTGAAGCCTAAACTTTTGACTCTTTCTTTGAGGTCCATTTACTATATACCACGAAATTATTGGTACCTGACACCAGCTCGGGTCGCTGCATCGTCAATCTCATCAACCATCTCCCACGCCCACCTACATTCTTCAGTATTTGCATGATGGTGTTCACAAATAGTATGAGCAATGTCAAGGGCCTCATGAAGAATCATTTTTAGACGCACCTGTCTCACTGTGATTTTTTCTGGTTCACGAAGTGGTGGAGCATCGTACATCTGTTGGAGAGCTACACGTCTAATTTCACTCATTTTCAATTTATGGTGAAATTGGTCACTATGTTGAGCTTTGCAGCACACATTAGGCCTAACATTGATAATATTAAGAACTCCTATCATTATAAAACTATATAGATTTAAAGCTTTATAACATTATAATAAGTAAATGGATTTCATTTATGAAATAGAAAACGCTATACCAAAGCAGGTATGTGATTTAATAGTAAAACGTTTTAAATCTGAACCTGATTCTATAAAGAGTTTATCCAAAATTGGTGCAGCTGGTGGTGTAGTTGATACACGCGTTAGAAAATCAACCATGCTACATTTTTCCACGTTAGATAATTGGAAAGATGTTGATGATGTTGTGTATGATGTTTTTAAAAGAGGTTTTCGTAAATATAATGAATATATACACACCTATGCTAATGGTGATGACCGTTTAACTACTCAGATAGACAACAAATTTACAAATCTGGAAGATGAGGGATATTTTGTTCAAGAGTATAAAACCGGTGATTTTTATGATTGGCACGTAGATTCAATGGGTCCTAGTAAAGATCATTTTCCCCGGAGAGGACGTAATATATCATGTATTTTGTATTTAAATACTCTAGGAGAAGATGAGGGAGGGTGTACAGAGTTTATTGGTGGTAAAAAAATTAAACCAATTCAAGGTAAATTATTAATGTTTCCATCATCTTGGACATATTTTCATAGAGGTGCTCCCGTTTTCAACGGGGGTGTAAAATATACCATTGGAACATGGGCAATTTAAAGATTATAGATATGTATTAATAATGGAAGCTCGTGTTACTATTACGAAAGTATTACTCCCACGTATCAGACAGCTTGAAGAGGAAGTAGCCGAATTAAGGAAACAAACATGGCCATATGTTCAGGCACAAAAGGAAGATATGGGTATGCGCGATTTAGAAGAAATTGTAGAGATTTTCAAACACCTTGATGACGAAACTATGTTAAAACTCTTGAGAATGAAAAGGAAATTCTCAAGAAATCCACAGGGGCTTCTAGGTAGAGAGATTGATATCGTCAGGAACCTACGAAATAATTTTTCTTAGTGTATACTAAATGAATCTCGGTCTATTTACCGCACCAGTTGTCGCTTTTCAAAAAGATAAAGATCTTGACTCAAGTACATTAATTTCGTTGATATCTTCGTGTATGTGTTGTATGATGATGCTTTACGGTGGTATGAAAGCACCTATGAAAAGTCCACCAATGATGGCGGGTATGCTCGCATGTTGTCTATGCAGTATCTTCTCCACTACGATGGTAGGTACAGATACTGCACACCGATTTAGTCGGTCTGAATAATTAGAAAAAATCATCTGTTCTGTACATATTAACATTGAATGAACCAGTTTTACCAGTCACTGAGACTGCTTCATTTCCATATAGTTCCTGGCATCCAATATCCTCCATACAATCACGCGAGTCGTGGCTCACTGGGAGAGGGTATAGGTTTTCGCCACCAGTTGTGGTGTAGTAATTATAGCGGTCACGTCGGCCCCTAACTTCTTTACCGTAGAGGGGTAGGGTCTCATCACCTTCCCCTATAAGGATACCCATCTGCTGCATATGACCAGGTTTGTACTGCTTGATAGGTGCTTGTCTAAACTCTGGACTACGGGGCCTCTCTTGACGTTGCATAAATCTGGGTTGAATCGGCATCACAGGAACGGGGACGTCTACTGGAACTTCAACCAATTTAGGATTTTTGTACATGTACCCAACGATAAGTATGAGAACAATGAGGGCAACCCACATGATTTGAGTTTTTGTCTTGTTCTTAATCTTCATTACTATAGTTAAGGAAAATCTTTTATATAAAGACATGAAGATACTCGCCATAGATATTGGGTACCACAATATGGGTCTCGTTGTCGCCGAGTGTGGGAATGGACCAAAGATTGATGTGAAATATATAAAGAAGGTAAGTCTAGAAGATTATAAATATATTCAAACAAATGGTATAGTTGACCTCGTACCCCTTATGGTGGATGATCATAGAGATATATTTGATAGTGCAGATACAATCTTAATAGAGAGACAACCACCGGGTGGTTTTACAAATGTTGAGGTACTTTTAAATTACATGTTCAGAGATAAAGTTGTACTTGTTTCACCTGTGAGTATGCATGTTCATTTTGGTATGAGACACCTAAACTATGACGAGAGAAAGGATAGGACTGTAGAAATAGCC